TTAATTTCCTCCTATAAATATATTAAGTCTTCTACATTATCTATTGGGTAATATCTCCCGTCTAATCCTCTTTTTGCTATTAAACATTCATTATAACAAAAAGAAGCAGAATCGGGGCAACTAATCCTATGACACCCGATACACCCTAATTCGTCGGGGTGTGCCATTACTATAACATCTTCTGCTAGTTTAATTTTCATGTGAACCCCTCCTATACGTATAAATCTAAGTCAATATATACCCTAGTTTGTCCGCTATAACGGTAAGCTAGGTTTAAGTTCATTGGACTACCGTCGTCCGTTACTATATTGTTCCCTACTAAGTGGGCGTATTTACAACCCCAATTAGGATTACAAATCTTATACCCTTTTAAAAGTGCTACCATTATTTCTTTATTATTCATAATTAAAATTCCTCCTATATTAATTTATATCTAATTTAAATTTAGTTATTTTAGCGTCATATCCTGCAACACTACTTTCGTCGAAAGCTTCGGCAAAGACTTCTTCTAAATTCTCTTTTATTTCTTCTTCTGGAAGTAATTCGGCATTTTCCATAGGACTTAATGAAGCGGTAAATTCGTATACGCCCCTTATTATAGCCGTTCCTTCTTGTGCTTTTGTTTCCAGTAGTCCTAATTCTATTAGTTTAGTTTTTACTAACGCTAAGACAATTGCCTTATCTACTTTATCGTTAACATAATCAAATTTATCTATATCAATTATTAATACGGGACTTGCTTTGTAACATTCTTCTACCCAAGCGTCATATCCTTGCCATAGTTTATAGAAGTATGCTTCCGTTTCTTCGTCTAATGCTTCGAAACTTCTTCCCCTATTTTCTATTCTACTTTTAAATGTTTCAAAACTACCCTTTAAGTATATTAATAAGTCGGGTGCTTTCTTCGGTAGTTCCTCTAATTCCTCTAACATATTATTTAGTAGGTTAGTGTATATTACCGCTTCGTCGTCGCTTATTCTTCCTAATTGGTGGTTAACCTCCATAAAGTATTGGTCTTCGTAAATACTTCTATCAAGAGTATTAACCTTCGGGTTATCCCCTTCTATTAAACACTTCTTTATCATACTAAATCTACTATTTAAAAACTCTAATTGTAAAAGGAATGGATACCTTTTCGCTTCTAATTCTTCGGGGCTAGCCGTGTAGAACTTTTGTAGTATTGGGCTATTAGCATCTTCGAAGTAACCCTTACCCCCGAATTCTTCCGTTATTAACTTAGTTAGCGAAGATTTTCCCCCGCCTATCATTCCAGCTATTGTTATCAACACAAAAACCACCTTCCTAATATTCTTTTACTAGTGTTTTATCACACTTAGTACATACCGCTATGTAAGTTTCACTATCGCCGACTAATACTTGTTCCCCGTGTAACATTACTTTATTGTTTACCACACGGCGGGAAAGTGTAGCCGTTTTTTCTCCACATATAAAGCAAGTTGCTTTTCTATTTATTTCGTAAGGTTCGTAACTTCTTATAAACTCTATCGCTTCGAAAGTATCCCCTTTGAAATCTTTATCTAGTCCCCCAAAAATAACGGGTATATTATATCCTTTACCAATTCCAATTAACCACTTTATCGAATTAATGTCTAAGAACTGGGCTTCGTCTACAACTACGGCGGTGCAAGTATCTAAATAACCCCTTGGTAGGCTTGGGACTTGTCCCCCTTCTCCTACTAACCAAGCGTTGTATACTCTTTCGTAATCCCTTGATTTTATAACTCCTAAGTCCCTTTTATCTAACTTAGGTTTGAATTTAGCTACTCTACCTTCGTTTAATTCAAAGCTTTCTATTATGTCCATTAGTAGTTTACTTTTACCACTAAACATTGAACCCGTAACCAATACAAGTTCGTTAACATTTTCTAAGTTTGGTGTTACTACCTTTCTTTCGAATTTTCTTCGTAAGTCTTGTGTCGCTATTTTTCTTTCCATTTTACCTTTCCTTTCTTCGATTATTTCTTACAATATATACTACGATTTGAAAGCCCCTTTCGTAACAAAATAAATAAAAAAAGCTAGGAAAATTCCTAGCCTTCTAATTGGTTTTCTACACTTATTAAGTTTTCTACTTGGCTATATAGGGTTTCTAATGAACCGTTATTGTATATAATATAGTTGAAATCCTTAAAACCAAGGGCGTAAGCATCTAATTCGTTGTTAACGTCTAGTTTCTCCCCGCTTTGTGAAGCCCTAGCTATTTGTAAGTCTGCGGAAGACACTACTTTAACTAGTTTGTAGCCCATTTTCCTACAATATTCTACTTCATTTGGTTGCCTTACATCCGTTATTACTAGGTTAAGATACCCGTTCTTTTCGTATACCCTAGCCGTTCTATGGAGTTGCTTAATCCATACTAGCGGGTCTATTTTCCTACACGCTTGTCCGAAGTCAATTAGTGCTTGTCTTGGTTTTGGTTCGTGGGGTAAATCTGGGAAAGTTTCGAATAACTTATCTCTTAAGCCGTCCCCGAAAGCGACCCTTTTAAAGTCAAATATATTACAAAGGTGTCCCGCTATGGTATCTTTGCCCGTTCTAGCCCCACCAATTAACGCTATTTTTATCGGTTGTCCGTTTCTGTCAAGTAATACTTTACACATTTTGTCCCCTCCGCTATATTTATTTCAGTTTCTCCCTTAACACCACAACTACATTTAAAAGAAATAGCCACCCCGTTTTCGAAGTAGCTATCATTTAACCATTTAAATTTTGTACTACCACAATTAGGACATCTTAAATAGTTTACTTTCACTATAAAATAACTCCCTTGTCCTTTAAGTATGTAAGTATTACGGCTATTGCGTCGGATACGTCGTCGCTTTCAAAGACTGTATTAGGGAAGTATTCAAGTACTCCCTTCGCTACGTCGTCTTTACTAGCCCTTCCGTGTCCTCCTAAATATTTCTTTATTGTAGTGGGTGCGTATTGTTCTATGTGTTCGATACCTTTTTCGGCTACTGCCATTTCACATACTCCCGTAGCTTTAAAGATTTGTTGTGTCGCTAAGTTTCCTTTAGTGAAGCCCCTTTCCCTTGTTACATACTTTATATCGTATAAGTCGAATAAAATATCTAAGCGGGCTTTTATTTTCTTTAACCTTACGCCGTCGCTATCCTTAGCGTAGGTTCTTATTCTTCCTTGTTCTTTTAAAACGGTAGTACCGTCTTCGAATACTTCGGCAACGGCATACCCCGTAGATGTTAAGCTTATGTCTAATCCTAATACAAATACACTTGTCATATTAACACCTTCTTAACTCTAAGTTGTCTTTCTTTATTACTTCCTTAACTGTTAATTCTATTTCCTCCAAACAAAACTTTACGTCGCAATGGTAGTCAGTCGTTGTATATGTTTTTAAATTAACTAGACGGTAGTCGCTTCCGTCGTAGTCTGCAACAACTAAATAAGGCACGTTGTTTTTACATATTAAAACATCCCCGTATTCTATTGTTGATAAGTCTATTTCTTGCGGTAAATCTAAATTTACTTTCATAATTAAAGTTCCTCCCTTATTTTATCTATATATTCAATTGCACCCTCTACCGAATTTCTTACGAAAGCGGGCTTATTACTATTTACTATTTTAATTCCTTCTTCTATTAACTCTACGAATTCTTCTTGGCTTAAATCTAAAGCACAAGCACGTTTGTAGTTGTTAAAAGTCCAATTCTCTAATTCTAATTTAGGTGGTGTGTCGTTATCTACACAATCCATTATATATTCGAACTTACCTAAAAGTTCGTCCTTCATTTCCTGCGTAACATAATGACCAAAAGCCCTAATGTCTGGGTATTTGTTTACGTCTTCTTCTGTCATATTCCAAGACTTTTTACTGGCGTTAACGTAAACTATTATCCAATAATCTACGTCGTACATTATCGAATAGGCTACCGTTTGTAACTTATGTTTCGGGTTGGCGTCCTTCATTGAATACCCTCCCGTTTGTGAGTAAGTAGTCTGTTTAGATTTTATTTCTAACCCTACTTTAATTACTTCGCCGTTAGGTGCTTCAAAATACATTATTCCGTCAGTAGTACCCATTAAGTAGTAGCGGTCTTTTATTAAAGTCTTGTTGTAAGCGAATTCTTCGAACATTGGTTCGGCGTGTTCATTTCTAACAAACTTAAATTTCGGCTTTACTTGTGTTAGGTTCTCTAAGTGATTTTCCATTAGTAGGACTTGTTCTTGTATCATATCCCCGATTTTAGTACCTATGTGTTGCCAGCGGGTCTGGTGCGGTGCTACTTCTTGGGCGTCCTTATCTTCTCCCTTAATCTTTAAGTAAAGTTCTCTAGGGCAACTTCCCGAAGAACTAGGACTAAAGTAAGGCTTATCGGGATGTCTAAACCCTTCTTTCGCCGTTCTTCGTAGAACGTCCGCATAACATTGGTGTAAATATAAATCAACTTTACTATCTCTTGGCGACGGTTGGGCGTGGAATAAATTTAATTGTTCTACGAATGTCTTTGCCATATCTTCCGCAAGTTTCGTTTCATGTGAAACCTCGGGTATATCGAATTTAAAACCTTTCTTAATTGACATTTTTTCTTTTCCAACCTTTCACGACTTTAACTTCTTCGAACGGTTCTAATTCCTCTAACGTAGTTGTTGGGAAGTAGTCGTCTTGACATTCTGTTAGCCCTTGTTCCCACTCAATACCGAAATATCTACCGCCTATTTCAAATACAGAAGATACGCTTCTAGTCCAACGGCGATTATCTCCGCAAGCCCTATCTACTTCGTATCCTGCATATAATAGGTGTTTAATTTCCTTCTCTGTAAAGTCGTTATATTCGTCTATGAAAGCTACTATTTCTTCTTCGGTAGCTTCATATATGTTAAATCTTTCTTCCATAATAAAACCTTCCTTTCTATTTGTCTACACTATATACTACGAAAGCTAAAGGGCTTTTGTAACAACAAAAAAGGAAGTCTTTCGACTTCCCTTCTTCTAATTCAATTCGCTTAATATCCCTTTGCCTTCGTAAAAGGACGCTAGCCCGCCTTTATAGTTTTGTTCATTTTCGGGGTTCTTATAGTAGTCCGTAGCCAGTAGGTAAGCTATTTCAAAATAATTAAGGACTGATAGGGCGGATATATACCTTACCCGTTCCCCTAGGGGGCTATCTTTTAAGTCATTAGTAATATTATTCCTTAAATAACTTATTTGTGAACCAATGAATTTTAATTCGCCCTCTATATTCGGTTTGTGGGCGTTTTGAAGTAGTAAGGAATATAAAACATCAATCCTATTTTGTAAAAGCCCTAAATCCTTAATATTTTGGTCGTAATCTGCAAAGGCTATATTTGTGCTTATCAATAGCACTAAAAAAGGACACAATACTTTTTTCAAGGCTTCCACCTCCTAGTAAGTATTATGTCCAATTTATTTTAATTAATTCTTAGTATGTAGTAATTCCATAAGTAGCGGGTAAACTCTTTCACCGTATGCTATTAATTCTATTTCTTCTTCCGTAGTAGCTGGAATGTATCTTCCTTCTACCCAAGCTATAAATATTTCTACATTCTTATCCATTTTAATTTCCTCCTAGTTTTTGAATTGCCAATCGGCTACACTTGTTAGGTCGCCCCAACACTTCCCAAGTTCTATATCCGTTTTACTTGGTACATTATTTAATTTAACAGTATCTACCATTAAACTTTCTATCATTTTAACTTCTTCTCTAGTTATATCTTCGGGAACTAAGAACAATACTTCGTCGTGTATTGTAGCTAATAGGTCGAATTCCCTTCCCTGCTTACGTAGTTCCTTAAACTTTTCATATGCTTTTATCATAACTAATTTAGTTTGTTCGGAAGCACTTCCTTGTATTCTGGCGTTAGTTGTTTGTCTTTCCGCCCTCATTCTAGCCCACTTGTCGGAACTCTTGGCGTCTGGAAGTCTTCTCTTTCTTCCGAATAATGTTTCGACATATCCTTCCATTCTAGCCGTTTGTTTATTAAACTCTATCCACTTAGCAACTTGTGGAGAACCTTTGTAGAAACCGTCTATTAGCGTTTTGGCTTCTAATTCATTTATACCTAATGTTTCGGCTAAAGACTTTTCTGTCATTCCGTACATTATGGCAAGTATAACCATTTTAAATTGCTTTCTTTCCTTAGTGTCCGAACCGTCTGGGTTCTTATAAACTTCTTCGTACGGTCTTTTATAGTGAAGACTTGCGTAAGTAGAATATAAGTCCTTTCCTTCTTCATAAATCTTTAATAAAGTCGGGTCTTGTGTGAAGTGTGCTAGTAGTCTTGGTTCTTGTGCGGAGAAGTCCGCCCCAAGTATTAGCTTTCCTTCTGGTGCGGTAAACATCTTACGGGCTTCGTGTGGTTGTTGTTGTAAGTTTGGATTTACCGAACTAAAACGTCCCGTAACTGTACCCGTTTGTTTAAAGCTACCTCTTAACTTCCCGTCTTCATGTACCATTGTAGGAAGTTTTTCAACGAAACTAGATAAATGCTTAGTTACGTCTTTATATTCTCTTAGAACGGCACACCCTTCGTCATACTTAGCCAGTATTTTTAATGTTTTACTATCCGTGGACTTTTTAAAGTTTGGCGGTATTTCCTTTAGTAGGTGTAACTTCTTATGGTCGTAAAGTACTTTTGATAATTGAGTTGGAGAATTGAAGTTAATGTCCCCAAAATGTACTTTAAGTAATTCCTCTAATTGTTCTTTTCTAGCCGTAAGTTCTACCTTCTGTTTCTCTACTTCGTCCATATCTATAACGAAGCCCACTCTTTCCATTTCGAACACGGCTTTTATTAGCGGTTGTTCTATTGTATCATAGTTATTTTTAAGTCTTAAGAACGGGTTAGTATTTAAGTACTTCATGTAGAAGGCGAATAATTCCCAAGTTAACTTCGTATCCTTACAAGCGTAATAGTTCGCTATTGGAAGTACTACCGTACTAAATAAACAGTTTTTACCGAATAAAGCGTCGAATGTGTCGGCTTCACATTTTAAATATTTTGGGGCTAAGTCCTTAAGTCTGAAACTAGGTTCGTTTTCATTCATTAAGTGGGCTATTACTAGCGTGTCGTGGACTTTTCCTTCAACTTCTAAGCCTTCTCCCCTAAATATGTGTAAGTCGAATATTGCGTTATGGAATACTTTTTCTATGTTTGAATTCTCTAATATCTTTCTTATTGCATTTACTACCGTGTCGACTGGAAGTTGTGTTTCCCCAGTTATATGTCGTATTGGTATGTAGTAGTGTTTGTCCTGCTTTGGTGCGGTAAAACTTAGTCCTACCATTTTATCTTTATATACGTCTACCCCCGTAGTTTCCGTATCGACCGCTATAATTGGTTCGCTACCTACTACTTTAATAACTTCGTCTAGTTGTATAATGTTTTGTACTAGTATAAAGTTGTCGGGCGTATTCTTAACCATTGCTTCTAGTTTAGCCCCTCTTTCTTGTTCTTGTAATACTTTCCATTGACGAAGTGCTTCGGCTTTCGTTAGGGTCTTGTTCTCTTTCCCTTCTTCCCTTCCTATACGCCCTTCTTTCATGGCTTTATATACTTCTCTTAGCTTCACTAAATCACTAGCGGAATTCTTCTTAGATACTATTTCCTTCCAAGCATCGTCGAAGCTTAACACTTCTTTTCTAGCCTTAACTACCTTTCTTTCTACTTCCTCCACTTTTGTTGAATTATCTTTAACTTTTAAATTTAATTGTAACTTCATATCGAAGCCCCTCCCTTATTGATTTGTTAAGTATACTTTATCAAATTTTGTATATTTCGTCAATACTTTTTATCAAAATAATTTATTAAATGTCGAAAAAATAAAAAAGACGGGATTTCTCCCGCCTTGATGTCTGTTACTAGAACCCGAAGTCTTCGAATTGACTTGCTAGTTCGTCTTTAGTAAATTCTTTAACTAGTCCTATGCTTGGTAAGTATGTACCTTCTATTTCCGTACCTTCTCCACCGTTACGCCCTTTTCCTATCTTTATTAGGAAGCGACCGTCTATACTATCTATACCGAAAGTATTAGTAGCGTCTTCTAGTACGGCTTTAGTCTTCTTGATTTCCGCCCTTTCTGGTGCTTTTAATTGTCTATTTCCGTCTTCGTCCGAAGTTTCTCTTATTTCTTCGGCTTGTGTTATTACGTGTATAACCGCTTTTGTATGTCCTGCTATATGTCTTATTCTCTTAGAAGTATTAGCAACGTCCCCGCCTGCCGTATTACTTGTATTTCTTTCGTAGTCCATGTAGTATATAGGGTCTACTACTACTATGTCGGCTTTAGTTTGTAGTATGTCGCTTTCTAATTGTGAACAACCTCTAGTATAGAAGTCTACATCATCTACCGCCCTTATTATTATTTTACCTTTTACCCAAGTATTTAAGTTTCTTAAGAAGTCTTCGAAAGCTTCTTCGTCTACTTCGTCCAACTTACCTTGTGCTAATTTATTAGCTTCAAACCCTGCCGTATAGCTTGTACCGTTTATATTATGTTTCTTTAACTCTACTTTAGCCGATAAATAAGTATAAGCCCTAGCTAACCATTCAAACTTTGACATTTCCATAGCCCAAACTAAAACCGTAGCACCTTGTAAAGCACCCTCTAAAGCTTCTACCATTGTAAAGATTGACTTACCTCTACCACTACGTCCATACCAAGTATAAGTGTTTCCGCTATAATATCCGCCTATTGTATCGTTCATTGTAGGGAAAGCCGATTTCCAAACCTTAAAGCTTTCGCCCTTCTTTCTAGCTTGATATTCTGCTAGGAAGTCGTTAGTATCATGTACCAAATCTGTACCAACCTTTGTACGGTAATTAGCATTGCCTTTTATAGTATCTAATTCTTTTGTTAGCCAATCTATGTAATCAAACCCTTGCATAGTTTCAAAGTTCTTAGAAGCGTCGCCTTGTAATAACTCCATTACCTTAACTTGTGTACTGTATTGTTTTAGTTGCTTAGACATATATTCGAAACTATCTACAACGGCTTCCCTATAATTAAAGTTTGGTACTTCATTAACTACCGTTCTATAATCTGGGGCGTTGTTTCTATTTTGTGAAGCGTATTCTCTTATAAAGTTATATGCGTCCTTTTCTTCTTGTGTTGGGAAGTCCGCTTCCGTTACGTTAAATCTAGCTAAAGCGTTAACGTCGTTACAATCTACTACCTTACTTAATAATAATTCTCCGTAATTCATTTTTAAAATTCCTCCTAGTGTTTATCATTTTTGTTCTACGTGAAACTATCTTAATCCCCTATTACTTCCACCTTCGAAGTAGAAAGGTATTGTCAAATCTTTTATTCTATCTGCTAATCTATGGTCGTATATCTTACTTAAGTCTTCCATAGGAATATTACTTGTATAGATGCTTGGTAGTTGGTTAGCTACTCTATAATTTATTATCGAATGTAAGTCGCCCCTAAATGCTTCCGTGGAACTTCTTACCCCTATATCGTCGAATACTACTAGCGGGCTTGTTTTAGCCTTTTCCATTTTATAATAATAATCCCTTGATGCTTGTTCGCTTATATCCTGCGGAACTCCGTTTCTAGTAAACTTGTTGTATAACTCTTGTAATTCGTTTACATCCAAGAAGTAAGCGGGTACTTGTGGCGGTTGTAAGCCTTTCTTTAAGCTTCCCAAGTAGTTTATAGCTACGAATTCATTTAGTAAAGCGGAAGCCGTAGTAGTTTTTCCCGTTCCCGCTTGTTCACTCCATAAGTAAAGACTTTTTACTCTACCTGCCGTATTATGTGGGTCGGCTTCCTCAAATAGTTTCTTAAAGCTTTTAACGTAAGCTTGTAACTTACTATATATTTCCCCTTGTGTATCCTTAGCGGGGCTATTATCTAGTGTAGTGTAACGGTATTCTTTCGGTACGTTACAACTAGCAACCCTACCCCCGTTTCCGTCTACCCCGTGAAGTTGTATGTAAGCCGTCATTGTAGCGTCGTTTATTTGGCTTGGGTTCTTTAAATACTTCGCTAATATAAATTTGTTTAAATTGATTTTCATAATTTTAGTTCCCCTTTCTTAGAAGTAGTCTTCTACGTCTTGTACTTTAGATTTTACTTCGGCTTGTGCCTTAGCTTTTATTTGTTCTAACCTACTAGCTTCGTGTTTAGCTTTCATCACTCTAGGTAATTCATAAGCTTTCATGTAACTATACATAGTGGCAAAGCTTACCGTAGGATATTGGGCGTTAGGTTTATAACTCTTTACACATTCTTTTACGAACTCTACCGTAATTTCTATCCCGTATTCTTTAATCATTTTACTTATCATAGCATTTTCTTGACGGATATTGAAAGTTACGCTTGGTATACCGAACCTTTCAGTATTTAAGAATTTTATATATTCTCTTATAGTAGTACTATTCCACTTTTCTAGTGGTAAGTTTTTAAAATCCTTAGTATCTATTTTAACTTTCTTAGGCTTAGTAGTCTTTACTTCGCCGTCTATTGTTGTAACCTCTTGTACTTTTGTCGTATCTTTTAACATTTATTATCACTCCCTAAAATTTTATGTACTAACTTGTCGATATGTATACTTTATCAAAGTTTCGAATAACCGTCAACACTTTTTTACAAAATAATTTAATTTATTCCTTAATCCGTTAACGGCTATTGTTACAAGTTAGTTAATTACTAGTTTATAAGATATTTAGGAACTTCGTTCCTAGCGAACTTTGTTCGCAATAACTAACTTCAAAACCTAAATACCTTCTAGTCCCTATAAGTTATTACGATACTTTTTGTTAAGTTGTAACAGATTTTTCAAAAAAAGTTTAAAAAGTTTTAAAATTTATATATTTTTCTATAAATACGGCTATTTTGTTACAAACCCCCGCCCCATTTCGTAGTATATAGTGTAAGGAAAACTTACTAAACTTAAAATTAAATAAACTAAAGAAAGGAAGTTTTTTCGAATGACAATAGTTAAAGGAATAAACGCAATTGAGAAATTAAACGAAACGAAAGAAACTACTAAGAACGCTTTAAGGTATGTTAAAGCAGGAGAAAGCATAGTAGTAGGAATTCCTTCTACCGAAGAAGTAGCACAAGTTTTCGTACATAATGTATTTGGAGTATTTAATTCTTGCTTATGTACTAAAGAAGACTTATTCGACGAAGCCGTAGACTATTTATATAGTTTAGCAAACGCCGAAACTAACGAAGAAGTTAAGAAGGATTTAAAGGATAAGGCATACCAGTTAAAGGCAAAGCCAAGGTTTTTATTTGGTTTCCACGACTTAGAAACTGGCGAACCGATATTAATAGACGCTTCTAAGAAGCAGGGACAATCTTTATTCGCCATAATAAACGAATATAAAGAAGAATTATCTAGCTACGCTTTCAAGCTTACAAAAGCAGAAGGTGGAGGAATGTCATTAACTCCGATATTAAAAGGATTAACCGACACTCAAAAGGCTAACTTCGAAGCAACTAACGGAAAAGAAATAGACGGCAAGTTATACGAAACGGCTATATATAAAAGAGATAGGGCGGGACAAATGGAAGACTTAAAGAAGTTTGGTTTCGATTTATCTTTATTATCAGAAGCACCAACTACAACAATAGAGGACAACGACCTTCCTTTCTAGGAGGTCTTTGTTCTACAAATATAATATAGGAGGTTTGCATGAAACTAAAAGAAATAATAACTAGAGGGCAATGTATAGAATATTCTGGCGACACTTATACATTCGCTAAAGTTAGGGGCAATTTATTTATACGACTATATGACGGGGATATTGACGAAGCCGTAGAAGTAGTTATTTCAGAAGAAGACGCTTTAGACATTGCTAACGATATAATAAACGCATTTAAATAAATTTAAAATAAATAAAATATTAGGAGGATTTTTAATTATGAAAAAGTTTATAGAAAGATACGTAGAAGGACAAATAGCGGTACATTGTAATACAGAAGGAAAGGCACAAAGATTTTTAGAATTATTAGAAGAAAATTCAAACATAAAATGGGCTTCTGGAACAATGCCTACAAACTTCAACCCGTTTGATTGTTACAAAGAAAATACTTGTTTTGAAATAGTAGACGGTAGGGCTATGTGTTATTGTGAATTACCGTACTTCGAAGACAAGAACTTTGAAATAGTAACTTTTGAAGAATTACTAGTAGAAATAGGCGAAGTAGTTTCTAAAGAAGAAAACACAATACACCAAGACGAAGTAATAAACATAACAAACGGGAATACTCTTAAAATAGATTGTGCTTTAGAAGAAGGCGACTTCATGGAGTTAAAGAAAGACGAAGACGACGAATTCCAAATACTAGTAGACGAATGCGGTGAATACTCTAGGATAGTATTAAGCCAAGAAGATGCTAGAAAATTAGCTTTAGTAATATTAGCCAACTTAGACATAGTTAAGTAGGAGTTACACGTGGAACAATTATTCGGTACACAATTAAAAGGTGTATTTAAAGAAGCTATGGACTTCGCTTCGGAGGAACTAGAATTAAGTTCCGAAGAAGCGGGGGCTATGGAAGAAATCACTAAAGGAATTCAACTAGTAGTGGAGTTGGCTGCCCTACCGCTAGAAGCGGAAATAAATAGACTTAAAGAAGAACTTACGGTACAAGAAAAGTCTAACCAAGAGTTATACAATATAGTAAAGCAAAAGAACGACCAAATAAGTGAATTAGAGTATGAAAATAGAAACCTACTTCAATCATTAAAGTATTTGAAAGAAGTTTCCGAAAAACAAGACTTAGTAAACGACAATGTTATTTACCTAAGTACACATAGAAGAAAGTAGAAACCACGCCCCTATTGACACCACTTGTCTTAGGGGCTTTTTTATTGTCTTAAAAAATAAATAATAAAAAACTATTGACGGGTTATGTCGGTTTGTAGTAAAGTATACTTACATTGATAATTAAATAGGAGGTACATAAATGTTAGTTTGGATAAAAAATCGTCGAATAGACATAGATTTAGAAGAAGAACTTAACGCCTTTGATTGGTTAAAAGGACGTTGGTTCGACGATAAATTCGTAGCGTGTAGCCCATTCCGTTACGATAATAGCCCGTCATTCTTCGTAAACCTAGAGAACCTACACGACAAAGAAATAGCTGGTACTTGGTTAGATAGTGGGGCTTTACAAGGTAGCGAATATAAGAGTGGGAACTTCTTAACGCTACTATCATTTCTAAGAGAAGAAACCGAAGAAGAAACTTTCGAATACCTAATGGAGAAATACGACTTCAAACCTTATAAAAGTAAACTATCCCTTAAGTTAGGTCTTAAAGTTAAGAAAGGATTTAAACCGCTAGAAATACCAAGCGGGGAAATTGATAATACATATCTACCGTCAAGGGGAATAAGTTCCGAAGTATGTAAGGCGGTTAACGTAATACATAGTAAAGAAACTAATGCGGTGGCTTTCCTTTGGAAGAACCCTTTAGGAGAAATTCAAGCTATTAAATACCGTAACACTCACGACAAAATATTCTTTTATGAAGAAGGGGGACGCCGATTAAACGAACTATTATATAACCTTGATTATGTAACGGCTAACAAGTGTAAAACAATAGCTATAACGGAAGCCGAAATAGACGCCCTTAGTTGGTTACAACTTGGAAGGGGTGCGGTTGCCGTAGGGGGTTCAAGTTTTAGTGACGCCCAACTATCTTTATTAATAAGAACGGGGGCGGAGAACTTAATTCTTTCGCTAGATAATGACGAAGTAGGGAAAGCATTAGCGAAGAAGATATATGAAAAGACAAATAAATATTTTACTATTTACATGGTAGAATATCCCGAAGGTTGTAAGGATATGAACGACTTTATCCGTCAATATCCAAACCAAAAACCGAAATTGAAAAAAATTACAACAAACCTATTGACGACTTCGACAAATTAGTTTATTATATTATTCAGAAATACAAAAATTTATTTTATTTGGAGGGAATTGAAAAATGTTAAATATATTAGTAAAAGGATATGAGAATATAGAAATAGAAAGAGTGGAGTTATTACCGAACCACAATAAAGTTGAATTCGCTAAAGACGGAAGGGCTTTCGAATACATAACATTAAAGGATACTGTTTGCGGGGAAACTGAAATACACGTAGTTGAAGTAGGTAGCGACGATTGGTATTATATAAAGTGTGTCGAAATACCTCAAAAGATAGCAAAGAAACATAAGTCAAAGGGAGGTAAGCACTTCGAAGAAACCGACCTTATATCTTACCTAACGGAATTATGCTACCGTAAGTTAGCTAAGTTCGACAAAGAGAAGGTAGAATACTTTGAAAGCTTTATGCGTCGTTGGTTATCTAAGAATGTAGTAGACTTCTTTAGGGATACCAAAATAGACAAAATAACAGATTTAGAAACGACTTTATCGGCGAAAAATACCGACGAAGACGAAGGAAGTGTAGTAGTATTTGACGAACCAATAGACGTTTGGGCGGAACTACATAGCGAAATAGAGTTAGAAAATATAATAGCTGGATTAGAACCAGAAGAACAACTTATAGTTAGAAGGCTACTAGACGGGTATAATGCTTCCGAAATAGCAAGAGAAATAAACACTTATAAGATGCGTGTAAGCCGTCAAATAAAAGCAATAGTAGAAAAGGCAAAGCTACAAAAACCAAAGGAAAGAGTTACAAGAGTTAATAAACATATAGAAAGTACTTCTAAGAAAGAAACATTACATAGCGTAAAACGTGTCGAAAAGTTATTAGAAAAAGGAAGACTAGGCGACAAAATACTAAGCTTAACGGCTAAGATATGGCTAGCCGAAGGAAAGCTTTTTAAAGAGTTAGCAAAATTAGAGAACCTAGAGGGCGAAGCATTACTTAAGAAAGAAGCCCAACTATCAGTAAGGGCGGAACAAATAGAAATAGCTAAGAAAGATTTAGAAGAATTAGAAAGAAAATTAGAGAAACTTAATAAATAATGTTACAAAGTTAAAACTCAAATCGTAGTATATAGTGTAAGGTAGTTGATAAGAAAAATATTAAATAGGTAAATACGTCTTATTTATTTTACTTTTGGCTTTTAGTAATCACACACAATAAGCCGACTACCTTACTACTTATATTATGATAGGAGGGTTAAAAGTGTATAAAGCATTAGGAAAAGTAGTCGAACTTAACCCTTTAGCCGAAGGGGATTTAGTTCAAACGACAAAAGAATTAAAACAAGCATTTAGTAAAGAAGGAAGGTTCGAAGCCTTTAAACATACATCTAGTTACGTAGAAATACCACCACTAACAGAAACCGACGATAGTGGTACTTACATAGAAAGAGAATATAAAGGTGTCCCGATAACTACGTTGGGGTCTACCGTTTATCTAGTAGAAAGCAAGGCATTAAATAAATACTTAACTTGGAAGCCTAGATACTTACAATTAGGAACTAGCAACTTAAAAGTAATTCGTGCCGACGCTTCTTACAGATACCTAAACGAAGAAGGACATAAATTCGTAAGGGAATTATTAACTAATTGGGAAACATTAACGAAACCGTGTTTTGCTTCCCGTAGTATATAGGAGGAAACAAAGTGGAAATATTTAATATATTTATAGCGGGAATGTGTTTATCTACCGCAATGACAAGCTTCTTGAATGGAAACGCACTTAACGGATTTCTAGGGCTTTTAATTTGTATAGCGAATGTTTTACTATATATAAAGTATAAAAAATAGGAGGTATTTTAATTATGAAAATGGATATAGGGAACTTTGATAATAAGAAAGTAGTTGCAGGGGATTTAATAGTCCTAGATAACGGCGAAGCTAGACTAATAGTTAACGACGGTTGGAAATATGGTTGCATAGATTTAGTAGACGGTAAAGTTACTAGTAGTTGGTATTCGTCAATAAGCGATTTATTATATGGTTATGGTATATCGAAGATAATACCTAAAGATAGCTTAGTACTAAAAACAGAATAGGAGGGCTTTAAAATGGAATTAAAGTTAAAAGGAACTAAGGCGGTAGGATATGCGGGGGATTTAGTAGTTATGACTGACGGTACTACCCGCTTAATATGTAAAGAAGGTAACGGAAGTTATTTCTTAATTAATCCGCAAGAAGGCGGAAGAACAACTTTAGGAACTTATTCGACAATAGAAAGACTATTAGAAGGATTAAGTATTCAAAGAATAATACCTAGTACTAACCTATCAATAGTTGAATTATAGGAGGAATATTAAAATGGAATACAATTTAAAACCAAAAGCAACACCACAACCATGTATTGGGGATTTTATAGTTTTCGAAGACGGTCGCATCAGATATCTAGCTTATGACGACGATAACGGGTATTGCCTAGTAAACCTACAATCGGGAAGAATTACCACTAATTTTTACGAAGAAAAGGGGTTATTATTACTAAACATAACCGACGTAGAAAGAGTAATTCCGTCTTCAAATATAGCAATAAACGAAAAATAGAAAGGGCGTGTTACACGTGGAACAATACCAAATAACAATACAAAAAACACTAGCTTTAAGAATAGCCGAAGTTGAACAAATCGCTTTACAATTACAAGCGGAAAACCGTCAACTAAGGGAAGAACTAGCGAAAGCTAACACGGTTCAAGAACCAACACAAGAAAATAAATAATTAAAAATATTAGGAGGAATTTTATAATGGAAAAATTAGTAGAATACGCTAAAGAAGTAGCTAAGGAAGTAGAAGTTAAGAAAGTAGATTTAGTAGAATTAAAAGAAGTAATCGACGACAACTTTAAGGCATTAGAAGTTATGGTTAAGGTATTAAATGACTTAGGGAAAACTAATTCAAAAGAAGAAGCGGATAGAATAGCCGAAGAAAGGTTCGAAGATGCTTTAGACAACTTACAAAGTGCTTACGATAGATTAGGGAATATGGTAAAGGATGCAAGTATAGAAGAACAAGGATATAGCCCTATGGACGAATTAAACGTAGTTGTTAAAATGATGTTTATAAATGAAAAAATGGAAGAAATAGCTAACATATTAGATAAAATAATAGAAGCATAAAAAAGAAAGGGAAGCCGTTCAAACGAATAGCTTCCCTTTTTTGCGTTTATATTTAATTATCTAGCTATTAAGTAAGCGTCCTTGTACCCTTTAGCTTTTACTTCCTCTAATATTTTGTCGGCGTTAGGTCTAGTATAAGCACCTACACAAACGGCGAATAATTGGTCGCTAGTTGGTGGCGGTGTTGGTGTAGACGGCTTGTAAGTTTTACCCGTTAAAGCTTCGGCTATCACTATACAAACCTTTTCGAAGTTTCTCTTGTAAGAAGTAGCGTCCTTTTCATTGTCTAAGAAACAAACTTCTATTAATATAGCAGGCTTCTTAGTACTATTTAAGAAACGTAATCCCGTATTTATTTTAAATCCTCTATTAGGAATTCCCATAACCGAACTTAATCCGCTACAAATCTTTTCCCCTAACGCTTTAGTCCCGTTATCATATCCGAATACTTCTACCCCAGAAGCCGAACCATTAAAACTATTGAAGTGTATAGAAACGTCATGCGTTCCACTTTTAGAGTTGTGGAAGCTTACTATATTACTTAAGTTACCTTTTACCGTAGTTGCTACATTCTCATGGAATATAGTTATAGGGTCGCCCATTTCCTTACATAATTCACTAACTCTATTAACAACTTTTCTTGCTTCGGTTACTTCGTCCATATATACAGAAGAAGCCCCCGCTACTTTTAAACCGTGTCCACTAGATACTATTTTCATAAATTAAATACCTTCCTTTTCTATTATTGTTTACTATCTTTTACTTCTTGTTTCAATTCGTCCATATCGTCGGCTAGCTTATTAACCGCCCCACCAATGACATGTAATTCTTGTTTCATTCCGTCCATGAAATCCATTAGACGGTTTTCTCTACTAGTTGCCGTTTCAAGGGTATATTTTAATAACCAAATAAACGCCATAACGACTACCCCTTGTTCCATTAACTTAGGGATTAAAGCGTCCATATTAAACACCCCCTTTCAAATTAGCTTCTTCTAGTTGTAGTTCTAACTCTTTAATACGGTTATCTAGAGTATTGATAATATGTACTAAAGCTTCGTTACCTTGTGGGGCAACTTCTTCTACTACAACCCCGTCTTCGCCTATTAATTTTTCCTCTAATGTAGTAGGTATTTCGCTTAGTAGACTAGCGTTGACACCTTCTAAACTAAATGCCGACCAACCAACGTTCGCCCAATTCGTCCATACTCCACTATCAAAACGAACTCTATATTGCATAAAGTGGCTACCGCTATGTGGCATATAAATTTGTCCAACTACGCCGTTATTGTGGAATACTATAAGGATACCGTAGTAATAAGAGTTAGGCGGTGGGTTAGATGAATAGTTAGGTGTAACGACCCCATACATTCCCGCCGTTATTACGTCGTTCCAATTAACCCCGTCCCTAATCCAATCACGGGTAGCCATAGCTTGAACTTCGGGCTTATTTGTTAATATATCATAATACGAATTCCAATTCTTTAATGGTTGTCTATTAACTATTTCATTGTTTTTATAAGCGACATTATAATCCCTTACGGGGAAAACTTCTCCATTGGAAGCCGTATAATCTTCTAGGTAAACTTCACAATATAAGCGACTACCGTAATCATTGTCGATTTGGTATAAAGCACCACCACCACGAAGCCAAACAATAATACCGTTAGTAGATAGTTGCATCCCTGCGACCATAGTAGAATAAGTTTCGCTAAATTCGTCTACTATTAATTCTTTACTGTTTCCACCCCAAGAAGTGTCGCCCGCCCAACGAAGGGTAAGAGTTAAACCGCCTTTGTGGGTAGCCGTGTTCCATGTGTCGGGTGCTTCCCAATCATAAGAACGACCAATAGAAATCTTATTAGTAGCGAACCCCCAAACGCCGTGAATCCACATTCTAACGGGATAGTATTTATTAGGGTCGCCCCCTACTCTTATTTGACGTTCTCCAAAGCGTCTAGTTTGCGTTAAGTCTATATCGTTGAACAATATGTCGCCTTTTATATTAGCACCGCTAGAAGCTACCAAATTTCCAACATTAGCCGTATTAGTTCTTAGTGTTGAGATAGTGGCATTATCTAAAATAGCCCCGCCTTTAACATTTAAGCCACCGTCTACGGCTAGTATTTGTTCCGTATCATTTATACAATTAACACCTACGCCGTTTTCTCTTACGGAAAACTTAGGTATCGCAGGAACAACTTTAAATACTGTTTGTTGGTCGCCACTCAATCCCGTGTTATCGCAAACAATAGCCGTAAAATCAAAAGTAGAATTAGCTTCTAATCCGACAATAGTAGCCGTATGCTTTGTTCCCGTGAAATCTTTAGTAGTACCGTTCCCCGTGTAACGTTGTTTACTAAAAGCAACTTTAGGAATAGAAGTATTTAGTTGCGAATGAATATCTACAACGAAGCTAGTAATAGTTCTTTTAGGATTGTTTGTATATACTGACGGTGGGTTGTAGTAATGAAGTGTTTCGGAGTTATTAGAAGCCGAAGCATTTTTTCCATACCAAGTTTTAGCTACTACCCTAACTCCTAAAGTAGCCGAAGCACTTACGTTATTTATGGGTAAAGTAACCTTAGTATTTGTTCCTGCATTTACTACCGTTTCCGAACCGTTCCCAATCTTAAAATATATATCATAAGTCAACGAACCGCCTAGCTTATCGTAAGCCCCCGACCATGTAACAGTAGGCTTATTCATAGAAGGAATTAAGAAAGCCCCTAAAGAAGTAGACGTATGTCCTCCAACTGTTATTGCGGTTGGTGGTTGTGGTTCGGTTCTTAAATCGACATGTATTCTTACCGACTTAGTGGCTTCCGAACCATAAGCATTTCTAGTTATAACATTAAGGTCGAAGTGAGTTTCATAACTATAATTACTAGCCATATTCTTAAGTTCTTCGAAGCTTATATAAGGGTCTGTCGAAGTACCTTCTTTAAGTACTTTAACCTTACCACCCGAAGCCGTAAGTTTTTCAATGTTATAAACTTTTATATTTGGAGAAGTAACCCTATAAGTAAAAGAAGTATTTCCGTTTGTATTGGAAGCACCGTCCCACCAAAGTGTTAACTCCGAAGTATCAAATAGTATCCCATTAGAAGCGGAAGGGTTAGCACCCGATACACTATTCTTTTGGAAAGGGTTACAATATAAATCGCCCGAAGCTAGTCCGTAACTATCTATTGCCCTAACAAAGTAACGGTATATAGTTCCTTGGGTCGAAGCCCCTTCGGGTACATAGTGTAGGAAACTATTAGCACCGCCCGAATAAATCCTAGTCCAAGCCCCCTCGTTAACTTGGCAATATAATTCGTAACGGTTTATATTATTATCGTTATCGACCGCCCCGCCCCAATCTATAAGGTACATTCCGACATCTTCCCGAACCTTAAAGTAATTAGGGATTGAACCGTCTTGACTAGCAACCCAATAACCGTTCCAGTCATTTTCACGAACAACTATCCAGCTACCACTTCCCCAATAAGGTGCGGTATTGAAAGTTGAATAAAAAGCTTTGTAAGTTAAAGAGTAGTCACATGAACCACCTAGTCCGTCTACCTCTAAAGTGAAATAAGTTTCTCCACCGTTAGCCCCTACGGACTTAGTTATAACAGTCGTGAATTCTCTATAACCTTCGTTACCGTACCACCTAGGCGAAGCGTTCTTTATTTTCATCCAAGAACCGCCGTCCACACGCCAGTTAATACCGTAACCATAATAAGAAGAAGAATTTCCCGCTACCTTAAGTTTTAAATAAACTCTATAAGTAACGGAACTTCCGTCCCTTCCTATTTCTTCATAACCGACGCTACGAAGGAAGTGAGGACTACCTCCGTACTTTACGTCAAGTTCTGCCCAAAGTATAGACATTTAAAAACCTCCTATCTAATCATAAAATCAATTCCAGAATTAACTCCACTAACGGAAACTAATTCTATTTTGTTGTCGTCTGCCATAGTAATTTTATCTTTAACGGTTAACCTTCCGTCAACTACAACTGAAACACTATCGCCGTCGCCCCTAGAGAACTTATAGTCGTAATGTGTTTCACTTCCTGCCGTAGCTTTAGTTCCATTAGCTTTAAAGTGTAAACCACTATAACCGTCTTCAACGTTAAAGTTGTGTAAGCTTCCCGCTTCTGTTATCAAACCAAAAGCCGTATAATAAGAACCATTGTCCTTATTGAATTCCGTTTCATATTTACCCCCATGTAGTTTTATTCCTACGCCGTCCCCAAATCCTACGGACTTATTCCCAACGTTAACATTAAATACGTCGCCAATACTAAAGTCAACGTTGAAGTTTGCGGAAGCATCCGTTAATTCAATCTTCTTATTAACATTATCGTTATCGTAGATTGTGAATTCTGCTTGGGTTTCGTTTGTATCGGTAATATGAATGTTACCTATGTGTAATTCTCCCGTGAAAGTACCGCCGATTTCTCCCTTAGTAGCTTTGAAGCTTCCGTCTTGTCTAACTAAGAAAGGTGCGTTTTCCCTATCTTCGTAACTAGTACCCGCAAAGAAACGAACCGCACTTGGTAAGTTACCCGTATTTGTAATTCCTGCCTGCGGAAGTATAACCGAACCTCTTAGGATAGCTTCGTTTAAGTAAGCCGTACCGTTAGGGTCTAGCATATACCCCGCTTCTTGTCCTGCAACGTTTGAGAAGTTGAAAGAAGATACTTCCCCCGAAAACCTTCCCGAACCGTCGTTCCCTATTGCGAAAGTAACTTGCCCGTCCTTAGTAACGGTAATACCAGAAAGCAAGTCGATACTATCCGCCTTGATTGTATCGGTTGCAATCATTCCCCCGTTAATCCAAGTTTCGCCACTATTAGGAGGTTTCACGAATAACACTTTGTTTATTTCATCACTTAGGGAACTAAACTTTATAGCACCTTCTAAGTTAATTAAGTCATTCCTAATTGTATCAACTTCTATTTGAGAAGCGTTAATCTTAACCGCTTTCAATTCATTAATAAAAGCCCCGTCGCTTACGAATAATTCTTCTAAGTTCAATGTCCTACTATCAATAGAACCGTCTTCAATTTTAGGGTTAGTTATTGCACCGTCTGTAATACCTTCACTATACACACCGTTTTCGTCATATAGAATTGTATTACCGTCCGCACCTCTAACCCTTAAACCGTAAATAGAACCGTCGCCGTTAACGTCCCCAAGGCTTACCCTTTCTTTAGGAACTTCCGACTTATCAAATACTTGTAAGCGGTTATCCTTTATTTTTAGGTTGCCGTTAGTTCCTGCGACCTCTATTAAGCCCGTGTTAATCTTACCCGACGTAATTTTATTAGCGGATAATTCTTTAATGTGTGCCGTTTCTATTTGTGCTTCTCCGATTTTAGCCGAAGTAATAGAAGCGTCCTCTATCTTAGCGGACGTAATAGAAGCATCTAGTATCTTAGCTTCATTAATAGCACCGTTACCGATTAAAGCTTCGGTAATTTGTCCTACCCCGATATGTGCCGTTTCAATTAAACCCTTCTTAATTTGTGCGGAGTTAGTAATTAATTCGCCCGTAGTAACTTTAGAAGCGTCAATACTTCCTGCTTTAATGTGGTTAGCCGTTACTTGGTTAGCCCCTATCTTATCGGAAGTAATAGCGTTAGCTACTAAGTGTTCCGTATTAATTTCATTAGCCCCGATTTTATCCGCCGTTATTTCTCCCGCTTTAATATGTGAAGCTAGGATTTGTTCGGCTTTAATATGGTTAGAAAGTATTTGGTTGGCTTGTATCTTTTCAGAAGTAATTGCGTTAGCGTCAATCTTATCAGAAGTAATTGCCCCCGCTTCTAATTTATCCGTACTAATAGAACCCGCTAAAATCTTTTCAGAAGTTACGGCATTAGCTTGTATCTTATCCGTAGAAATAGCGTTGGCATTTATTTTATCAGAAGTTATTGCATTAGCTTTAAGATGTCCCGTTTGGATTTCTCCTGCTAGGATATGCGACCCGACTACTTGGTCGGCTTTGATATGTGAAGTTTCGATAGCATCAGCTTGGATGTGAGAAGCTTCTATTTGTTCCGCTTTAATATGTGAACTTTCAATGGCTTCCGCCTTGATATGTTTTGCTTCTATTTCATCGGCTTTTATATGTTTGGACTTTATAGCATCCGCCAATATGTGTTCGGCTTTAATTTGTCCTGCTTCTATTTTATCCGATGTTATAGAGTTGGCTTGTAAGTGTTGAGTTGTTATACTGTCCCTTATAATGTGGTTACTATTAACGCTACCTTCTGGGATTTTATTTCCAGTAACCGCACCGTCTTTTATATCCGAAGTACCAATAGGGAAACGTTCGTCAATTAAAGAAGCTAGCTTCCTATCTTCGTCTGTTATATTTGATACTACTTCTTTGTAGTTAGCTAGGATACATTTATCTTTCTTACTATCCGTTCTACTTTTTTGTAGTTTAGAAACTCTAGCCGATAAATGTAGCGGTGGATAGAACGTATTATCTACAATATAAACCGTATCCCCTAAGTCAACTTTCTGTCCTAACGTTTCTACATCTACTTCGTACTTAAACTTCGGCGTACTTCTACGCTTTAGTTCTTCCCTAGTAGCATTTAAAAGTTCTGCGGGACTTTCTGTATCGTATTTATAAATATCGAATATATGATTACCCTTTTTATTGTAGATTTTATAAGCTTCATTGTCTACGATAAAGTCTTGGTTTAAAGGTTTGTCGGGTGCTTCTATTGATTTAAAGTCTATACCGTTTTTACCTTCTCCAATTAAAGCCGTAACTAGTTCGGAACTATCTACTGACTTTTTAACTTTAGTAACATTGTGTCCGTACTCAAAACGAACCCCGTTAAAGCTTCCCCTTTCGGCGTAACAGTCTACATATTTACCGACTATTCTTCCGCCTTCTATTTCAGTACGGAAAGATATTTCCGCCCCGTATTTACCTATAACGTATTCTTGTAAAAGTGTATATACTTTATTGGATTTTAAATCTATGGAATGAACGTCTACTAAGCCACCGTCTATTCGTCCGACTTGGTATTCCGTGTCTTGTAAGATAAGTGTTAAGAATTGTTTAAGACTTGCCGACGGTATATTAACCGCCCTTACTATTTCGTTAATAAGTTCTATTCCCGCCATTTCACAATAAGCGGTTTTAATGAATTCTTCGTCGTGTATTTCTTCGACGTCTGTTATCTGAAATAGTTTATAACCGTTCTCGACTTTAAAAGCGATTAGGTTTCCTATTATAATATTCGAAGCTTCTCTAGTGTTGGCGAATGTACTAAAAGTAAAGGTTTCCGCCCCAGTAGATAAGTCTTCTATATGGTTGTCGTCGAAGTAGGGAGTAACTTTATTAGTAGTTCCAAATCTAGCTAAAGTTCCTATAACTTCTTCGCCCGTGTTTAATATAAATATCATACCTTTACACCTCCAACGGATTAACCGTTATTATTCTATTACTAATTTCCGTCAAAGACGGAATAACTTTTATTAATATTAAACCCTCTAATAGTTACTACGGGAAAATCGGACGGTTGTAACACTTTTTCGAAAAAAAGTTTAAAAAATTTTTAAAAAGTTGAAAAAAGGCTAGATAATCCGAAAACTACCTAGCCTAATTCTATAAGTATCGTTTTGTAAGTCCAATGTTTACGTCTATATTAGGGTCGTCACTTGCGAATATGAATTGACTTTCCCCCGTGGGAACACTAAAGAATTGACTTCCAATGTCTAAGTCTTCCATGTATAAGCGGTCGTTTAAGTACACTTTGTTAGTAGTGTGGTCTATTCTAAGTTCGTCCCCTGCCCAGAAGATAGGTCGGTTTTCTTGTGGCTTATAAGGAACTAAATTAGTTACCTCTACATTAGTAAGTGTCATTACGTCCACTACGGGTTCGTTTTTATATTGTGCAAAGTAAACTACCAAGTGGTTTAATGGAACGTTCGGGAAGGCATCGTTAATCATATATGGAGTTGTAAGAGTTTTAACAACTTGACCATTAACGATTTTATCTACCGTAGTTTTCCATACCTTCTGACCTTGTTCGTTCGTTTGGCGTTTCACATAAAGTCTACCGCTAAATTCGTTCCAATCCCCAAACTTACCACTATCAGTATTTTTAGTAACGAACTTTCCTTCGCTTTCTTCTACTTGCATAGTGTTAGGATTAGGAGTATTCTTCCCGTCTTCTAATACTCTAGTACTACCGAAGTATATTTCGGGTTCTGTATATTCGAACCATTGTTCACTATCCTTTAATACACAACGGAATAATCTTTCGCCGTTTTGACCAAAGCCGTATACTTCAATTCTACCAAGTCTATTTTCTGCGGACGGTTCTGTTTCACGTGTAACCATTCTTGCGTTATCAACTTTTTGCCACCACTTCCCAGAAGAATAACCCGTCTTACCATTAACAGTTACCTTATACCAACCGTTAGACATTTCCGTAGAAACGGTAGTAGCCCTAGTTCCTTTCTTAGCTACGGTTAATTGTTTATAATTAGTACCTGCCCCCGTACGTACCCAAACGTCCCCCATAGCTTGTATAGTGAAAGTTTGTGCCGTAGGTTCTACGTACTTTCTCATATAGTCCATAGAAGAATAACCCGTAATACCGTTATAAGTAACTTTACCCCAACCGCCCGAAACTTCCGTAACCGTTAGGATAGTGTTGTTAGGTAAGCTTCCTATCTGTCTATAATTAAGTCCTCTACCTTCTCTTATACGAAGGGAAGGCGAAGCTTGTACTTGATACTTAACGGGATTTTCTGGTGTAGGTTGTGGAGGGTTAACCCCTGCCCCTATACCTTTTACATCCCCTTTAGAGTTGTGTTCTATATTTAAAGCAACTAAGAAGTCGTCAAGGTTCTGACCGATATTTCTTCTTAAGGCTACTCCATGCCAACCCTTATCGGATTTACCATAGTCATTACAAATTAACCCAAATCCTCCGCCGTTTACTTGTGCCGTTCCCATAACTTCGAAACCACTTTCAACAACGTTTCCTGCGGGAAGCCATTTCTCCATTGAGTTACATTGTTCTTTTATTACGAATTGATTACCCGTACTATTTGGCTTATCAACACTAGGTCTTTGTCCTATAAGAATTGTTTCGCCCGTATAAGAAGTACATTGTAAGAAGTTAGCTTTATTTAAGAATTCTACCGAAGTAACGGGGTATCCTTCGACACTTCCGCTATTTACGATATTAACTATATTCTTTTCGTCTGGCTTAAAGTAATCATCATTAATAGAGTACTTATAAGGGTCGTAGCACTTAAGAGTTATTTTAAATTCTTCATTATATATTAACCTTTCTTGGTCTATATCTTCGGGTACGGCGTAGAAGTACTTGTCGGGTTCATCCGAAATCAATACTTTAACGGGTGCTTTAACGTTAAGTATATCCGCTAAGTAGTCTAAACCTTCGTTCCTAGAAACTTGGTCGGAAGCTTCCAAGAAGCAAGTCAATACAACTTCCCTTACGCCGAATTCGTACCCCGTATAGTGTTCCCCAAACATTGAAGGAATTTTTCTACTATAATTTTTTCTAGGGGGAAGGACTGACCTCTTAACCCCCGTAACCATTACATAGTTATGTAACGGAACACTATTAAACAAAACTTCGTAACCTTTCATTTTATAAAACCCCTCCTAATCTACTTGCCTTTCTATTTATGTTACTTAGTTCTTCTTGCATATACCTAGCCGAAGCTTTAGCTATTTGGTAGCCTTCCAATTCAACTACGGTATTTATTACTACTTCCTTAGCTTCGTTAAATACTTCCTTTGGTGTCGCTTTAGGACTGTCAACTTTAGGTACTGATAAATTAAATAGTCCTTGTCTTGGGGCGAACCCGAAGTGTGTAGGTTTAGCACTAATTCCGTTTCTAGCTAGTTCGTTTATTTGTGCGATACCGCTATCGTCGAAAGCACCTTCTACACCAACAACCATTTTACCTTTGAATGGATTTAATTTACTAAGTCCACTAGATACCCAAGAAGTAACACTTCCCCAAGCGGATTTTATACCGTCAAGGATACTAGTTACTACCTTTCGCCCTGCGTCCATAAGAGAACCAGCTAAAGAACCTAATCCGTCTATTACGGCACGTACTAAGTCTTTCCCCGCTTGTAACATCTTAGGGGCGTTTTGTATAAGTGACCTAACCAAAGTAACTACTAACTTAGCACCACATTCGATTAAAGCCCCTAGTAGTTGTAGGATACCGTCTATTAAAGCTTTAAGTATCTTACCCCCTGCGGAAATAATCTGCGGTAAGTTTTGTATTAACGCTTGAACTAATGTAGTAATAAGTTTTAACCCTGCGTTTACTAATTGAGGTAATACTTTTATAATACCGTTAATTAACGCTTCTAGGATTTTAACCCCTGCGTCTATTATCTTAGGTAAGTTTTGAACTAATGCGTCAACGATAGTAAGAATTAATTTAATTCCCGTATCTATTAACATTGGCATCATTTGAACTATACCGTCTATTAAAGATAAAAGAAGCTGGATACCTGCGTCAATTATCATAGGTAGTACTTGAATAATACCGTCAATTAAAGTTGTTACTAAAGTTAACCCCGTACTAATAATCATTGGTAACGCCGTGATGATACCGTTAATTAAAGTAGTGATTAATGTTAATCCCGTTTCTATAATCATTGGTAGTAAAGTAATAATACCGTTTACTAAACTAGTGATTATATTTGTTCCTGCTTCGATTATCCAAGGTAAAGCCGATACAATACCCTCTATAATCTTTAATAGGATAGTTACCCCCGTTTCCATTATAAGTGGGAAGTATAAAGCGAAAGCATTAACGAAGGCGTTAATTATTTCAATTATTACATTTACTACTAGTGGAATAGCTAACGTAATACCTTCAATTAATTTAACTATTATGTCCGTTCCCTTTTCTATAATAACGGGTAATTCGTTTTCAATCCATACCGTAAAGTTTTGGATAAGTGTTGTTGTTGCTTCTAATAAAAGTGGGATGCCGTATATCAAACCATATACTAACATTTCGACAAGCTTTTGTCCGTACTCAATTAATAGTGGGAAGCCTATTATTATCGCTTGAACTATACCGTCGATTATTTGTCCCCCAACTTCTAAGATAGTATCTATTGAACCAACTATACCGTCGTATAAGGCTACTAGAATTTCTTTCGCCTTTTCTATAATTAACGGAAGGTTCTCCACTATACCTTTTATTAATCCCGTAATGATTTGTTTTCCTGCTTCAATCCATTGTGGAATATTGTCGGCTAGATACTGTAATCCCGTTTTGACGAAGTTTAATATTTTTCCCGTTAAGCCGTCCATATCTCCGCCCGTAAGCATCATTACTAAAGAGAATATACGGAACGCATTTATTACGAAACCTAATACCCCTCTAAGTGATAACCCCATGAAAGCCGTAGATAAGAAAGCCAACCCTCTACTTAAGCCAGCCGTAGCCATTCCAACTAAAGGTATTCTAGCTATGAAAGTCATTAACCCAGTTAACGCCCCAGTCATAGACATTCTAAATATACCTAATTGTAAAGTGGAAGATATAAGCCCCGCAATTAAGTTAGTTCTAAGGAAAGTTCCAATAGGTGCTAATACGGTCGACCAAAATAGGAATGTAGTTATACATGAAGCGATAGTTAATAATAACGCACCCGTTACAAGGTTAAGAACTGAAATAGCCCCAACTACCGCAAGGATTACCCCCGTTAGTTTTGGGTGTTCCTCAACCCACTCCCTAATGCCTTTAACTATTTCTCGCAACTTTTCCAAGAATGGTTGTAGTATTGGAAGAAGTGTTTCCCCGATAGTTCCTGCCGTTTCGGATAACTCTTGCTTTAATAGTTTCATTTGCATAGAGAATTGTCCCGCTTCTTGTTTAGCTAATCCCGTAGCCGACGCCCCTTGCCTTTGTATTTCATTGTATACGGCAAGCATCTTTTCGTTATCTGATAATTGTTTCCACGACTTCCCAAGTCCTTTTACGAACTCTGAATTTTCAAGGGAAGAAGCGGAGATAGATATTCCGAAAATGTCAAGGGCTTCATAGTTACCCATAAGTCCCGACTTAAAACGGGCTAAAGCTTCGTCGAAGGGTAAGTCAACAACCGCCCCTAAGTCTGCTACTAATTCCATAGTCTTACTTGACATGTTGGCAATTTCTTTAGAAGTCATTCCCATGTTTTTATAGTAAGTAGAAATATTTGTAGCACCGTCTTTATATCGTTGTACGGTTAACCCGATAGCTTCGGCGTTCTTTAGGTTGGAATTTATAGCGGATTGAACTGTCTTATCTAAGTTTTGGAATAAGAAGTCTGTCCCCGCTACTTGGGCGTTCCAATCTGCCCCTTTCATAGCTAAAGCCCCGATAGCCCCTACTCCAATAGTACCCGCTTTTAACAGTCTTCCCCCAACGTCCGAAATAACATCCGCCGTACTATTTAGTTTGTCTTGAAACTTATTAATATCGCCTTCCGCTTCCGAAGTAGCTACCGTAATTTTAGCCCTTAATTCGCCTAAGTTTATACTCAAAAGTTAACCCCCTTTCTTTATTTAGCCTTGTGCTTGTTTCTGTTTAAGTCCTGCAATGTCTGGTGTAGTTACCGACAATCTTTCGCATTTCTCTAAGTATTCCCTTCCTTCTTCCGTTTCCCTTAGACTATCTACAATCGAATGTTTTAACATTAATTTAAATACGTCGCAAGGAAGTTCCAAGGCTTCATAATAAGTAAGCCTTCCGTAATCCATAACACGTTTAACGGAAGGCATTATTTCGAAGTCTGCTTCGATATTGTTTCCCGTGGAACTAGAGGGAAGCGAAGGGGGATTTAGTTTGGGTCGCTAGTTAAGTCGTTAGCGAATTCCATGTAACCTTCTAATATTGCTTTATTCATTGAGAAGTTTAAGTTATCGTCTACCCACTTAGCGGTAAACTTTCTTCCTTCTTTATTTGTATTTAATATATGAAGTATTAACTCCGTGAAGCTAGCTAATAACTTTTCCGAATCTTCTCCGTGTTTCTTTATATCGCCTTCTAATTTTGTAAGCTTTAATATAGTCGCTTGTGTTGGTTTCGGTAAGTGTATAACTTCCCCGTCGAATAATTTTATATCGAAAAATCTGTCTTGAAATACATTTAAATCTAACATAGCCATAATAATAGCCCTCCTAATTTATTTAATATTTTTGATTTAATATAGATAAGGCGAAGCTTAAATCTTAGCCCCGCCCGTTTATTACATATCTTCGGGTGTTTCAATCTTAACAAGTGTCCCGTCTTCTTGTGATATCGCCGTGAACTCTGCGTCTATTACTGTTTCTTCTTCTGGGTTGAAAGATAAAGTAAATCCACTAGTAGGAGAACCAACTAAAGTAACTCTTACTTTTTTGTCCCCACCTAAGTTGTGAACGAACCTTATAAGAACTTGCTTTATAGAAGAAGAACCGTTCTTCCCTATGTTAAGTATCTTAACGTTAACGTCTTCATCCCTAACGCCAGTAGTTAATTCGCCACCCATTGTAAGTTTAGAAAGCACTTCTAAGTTCCAAGTTAATACACCAGACTTGAAAGTAACTTCTTCCTTCGTTATGAAAGCTTTGTAAGTTCTTCCGTTATCTCCCGTTACTGTATAACTTTCGGGCTTGTATTCTAATTCCGCCCCACCTTTTATACTTCCTATTTTATTGTCTGCCTTCTCGATTTCCGTATCTGCTGGGATTGAACCGCTAAAGTCCATTATATATAAATCCCCAGAACCTAGCGTAACCGTAGAAGTAGCGACCTTGTTATTTGCTATTCTAGTTTTAGCCATACTTATAATACCTCGCTTTTCCTTGTAATATAGTAGAACGCCATTTTATGAACCGTGTTAGTATCTTCGTGAGTAGTATATCCCCCACCGTTAAGCCTTACCTTAGTATAAGCTTCTGACTTTAGGTTCATATCAAGCAATGCCTTTCTTATTTCTGTATCGGCTTTATAACATTCCCCTACCGAATAATGGATTATTCTTAAGGAAAGCATATCGACCGCTTTAGCCCCGTTATCTGAAACGGGATTTACCGTATAAGTTATACACGGTTCTATCGTAGTAGTACGGGAAAATACGACTTTTAATCCCGTTACCTTTTCTATTAAATCCAATAAATCTTTATACATAATCTAACACCTTCTTTAGTTCGTTTATAACTTCGCCTTGTTTCTGGTTAATTGCGTCTTGTAAGAAAGGTGTTGCCTTCTGTCCTAATGTGCTATGCCATTTACCTTTTCTGTCCTTGAACTTCCAAGCCGTACCCCTTCCGCTTCCTTGGGAGAATATTCCCGTACCAAAGTGGACGTGTATAGCGTACTTTTCATTGGTATAGACATAACCTACAATGTCCTTTCCTTCCCTATCTACTTCACTAGAAATCGAAGAACGTAAAGTCCCCGTATCAACGGGACAATTTTCTTTAGCTTGTTCTTCAACTACTAAGGTAGCGTTACGCATTACTTGGACGGTGGCTTCTGGTAGCTTTTGTAGAAGCTTCTTTAAGTTTCCTTCAACTTCTGTTATATCAAATTCGACCTTCATTAAATTACCTCCAATATTAAAGTAGATAATCTAGGAATAGGGTCGACCCAAACTACCCGTAATTTCTTACCGTCTTTAGTAAGAATGTCCCCGACGCTTATTTCCTTATCGAAAGTATATCCGTTATAGTTGTTAACCCTTCCATTGAAGCCAGTTTCTATATCTATACTTTCTTTGTGAGTTAACTTTAATTCGATATCTCTTAAAGGTTCAAGCGTGAAGACTTCTTCCCTAAATTCATTCCTTACCGTCTTAGCCTTGTTTAGTTTGTAAGTTTCAAACCTTAGCATTATAAAGTTCTTAACCTTCTCTTAGACTTGTCTTTCAAATCCTCTAGGCGTCGAAGTATGTTAGCGGGATAGTCATTTAAATATACTTCCCCGTTACCCGAATAATTGGTATTAGATAAGGCTTCCGTTCCCCTACGTTGGAACTTTATATTTGTCATTTGTACTATTAATGACGGCGGAATGTTTACCGTAGAACCGCAATAGTCGACTACTTCTTCTTCCGCCATTTCTATATATAAATTAATTATGTCGTCGTATTGTGGATTGTCTTTTAATCCATTTAAAAGTTTAACTTTATCTAGTACTTGGTTCATACGATACCCCCTTTCTAGGGAAGGGAAGACTACTTAGAAGTAGCCTTTCCTCTTGTTGTTTTAGCTTCTGCTAAAGAACTTAATGCAGGAGTTATTGTTATCTTGACCGCCTTAGAAGCGTCCCTTAAGTAAGTACAGTAGTGTCTGTCCGCAGAAACTATTGTTTGCTTCTTAAGTACTTGTCTTTCAACTTCTACGTTAACTTCTCTTTTGATTTCTATTCCTAAAGCCCCTACTCTTACTACGAAAGCTTCCGTATCTTCTAACTTGTTAGTAACAACTATTGGACATCCGTATAAAGTACCAACTTGTCCGCTTATTACCGCTTGTCCGTTAGCTATGTGTACGAAATCTGGGTCTTTTCTTAATATAGCGTAGTTAACCGCATTTATTAAAACGTAAGAAGTTTGTTCTACATCTTCCCCGAATTTAACTAACGCATCTACTATTACTTCTTTTGAGAAACCATTCTCCGCTTGTACTTCTACTGATGCCGTTTTTAATGAAGCTAAAACATCGTTATCAACTTTAGAAGCTATCGAAACCGCTAATTGGTGTTCTATTTGTCCCATTGGGTCGCCGTAACCACTTAGTCTGGCTTCGTCTGTTATACCTATATTCTTAACGGCTTTCTTTACTGTTACTTGTGTTGAAGTAGCTGTTAAGTGTTCAACGTCCCCTTCTACACCTTCCGCTAAGTCTTTAGCATCCCCTACGTAGTTCCAAGTTGGTATAGTTAAAGTGTTCCCTGGTTGTCCTTGTAAGTCGTGTCCTATTACCGCTAATGGGGCGAATTTTATCATATCTATTATTTTCTTATCTAAGAAAGCACCCATAACCTGCGGGTTTATTAAGTTTGTTAATTTAGTTATTGTTTGTGACATATATTATATACCTCTTTCCATAATTTTTATAATTTATTGAGAAACGATAAAAAACCGACCTATTTAAATCGTTTCTAAGGGGCTTGTAAAAATGTCCCCTTGTGTTTGTACCTACGATTTTTTGAGGGGAAACCGTAAAAACCCCGTTTTATTACCCGTTTGCTATTTGCATATATAATTGTGGGTTTTTATTATATAACTCTACTCTTTCCGAATAACTCATAGACATGAAATCTTTTGCCGTAGGTGTTCCTTGTCCGCCTTGGCTTCCTTCTGTCGGAACGTTTGGAACTGTCCCCGCCGACTTAAGTCTTGCTTCTACTTGTTTTTCTAAAGTAGATTTGTATTCTAATTCTAAGAAGTTTAATTTATTTCTAGTATCGCTTTCGTTATCTCCTACGAAGTAAGGAACTAACGAAGTAGGAAGTCCTTTCTCTGATGCGATAGCTTGTCCTAACGCTATTTGTTCCGCCTTTATTTTTTCGCTTTCTATCTTAGCCATTTTTTGATTAAGTTCTCTTAAAGCTTTTTGTTCTGGCGTTTCCGCTGGATTTCTCCTAGAAACTTCTTCGTCTATTAATTTTTGTAAGTTGTTATTTTTCCAAGTATCTAATCCTTTAGAAAAGTAACTATCCAACTTAGGTTGTAAAACTTTCTTACCGTCTTCGCTTTCTAAGTATCCGTTTATTGCTTCTGGTGTAAGAAAACTAGTACTAACTTTCTTTGCTAATTCTTCGTTTGTTTGTAATGCTTCTTGTATTTGTTCGAACGTTATTTCCATAATTTTTACCTATCCTTTCCCCTTCTTAGTTCTTTCGACCTATGAAGTTGATTAATTTATTTTAGTCTAGTACGGGTGTAATAGTACAACGGCAATGTGGATGTAATGGAAGTTGTGGAACTTCTGTTATGTCGTAGATACCGCCGTTATGTGTTGCGACTTCTCTACATTCTTTACATACTTTTGCCTTTCTTATAGTCGACCCTTTAATAGCTTCCGTACTATCAAGCCATTTTACTTTTGTTAACCCTGCCGACTTATAAACATTTAGTGAAGCTTGATTTAATACCCTAGACGTTTCCGTTCTAGCTATTCTTTCGGCTTCGTGTCGTTTTATATTAAAGGCTTCTTCGATTTGTGGTATTATATTCGCTATACTTGTACCCTCAATAACTTTATTAGCTAATATTAAGTTAAGCTTTTCGCCCACCTTAATAGTGCCTTTTGCTAATGATGATACGAAAGGATAATCCTTGTAAGGGAATTGTACCGCCATACTTAAAGCCGTTTCATTTAACTCTAATTCTTTAAAAAGTATACCTTCTTCCCTAGCTAATTTAATTAGCCCTATTTGGTAGTCGGTAATTGTTTCGTGATAATCCTTTAATAAATCCCTCAAAAATTCGTCGTGCTTATTGTCCAATAGCGTTAGTTGTCCTACCGCCAATTGTACTATCTGTGCGTACTTATTTTGGAAGATTATAGGATTAGTAATAATTCCGTTAACTAAGTGTTCTTCAACTATCTTTACTAATTTACTAACTATATCGCTATAAACTATTTTATAGTCGTTTTCTATTACTTTAAAATTGTCCTCCAAATTTTTAAAGGTACTTTCGACTAACCTTTCGGAATGACGTTTAAGCCATTCCTTTTTTTCTTGGTTAGTTCTCGGCTTATTCTTCGCCATTATCTATGTTTAAATCTAAGCCCTTTGGATTGGTATTGGTATTAGGAGGACTAACAATACTATAATCTATTTGGGCTTTTTCTCTTTCCTTCTCTAATCTAGTTTCTTCTTCTTCGTTATCTAAAACGAAAGGTAATTGACTTCTTAAAGTTTCATCCGAAACTAAGCCCCTTACTTTAGAAACTAGGTCGCCTAATTCTACTAAGTTCGCTGGAACGTTTCTTGTGAAGATTGGTTCTACATAATCAAACCCGAAGTTGTTACCTCTAAGGTTTAAAACATTTCTTATAAGTGAAATTCTTTTGATTAATGCGGAAGTGAATTTTCTTTCTTTGATTGCCGTTTTATTCTCTAAGCCTAGAAGCTTATACTTAATGGCAACGCCCGAAAGATTGGTTGCGAATTGTTCGTCATTTAGGTTTGGTGTTTGTGAAAACTTGTGAATGTCCATTGTTAAACGGTCTTTAATGTTTTCTATGTGAGTGTCTTGAACGTTCTTATTTATGAACCTTGCATCCCCTTCGCCGTCTACTAATAAAACTCTATTTTCTTTCATAGCGTTTATATCCTCTTGTGTAGTGGCGTCTAAGTTTTGAAGTAATAAATAAGCGTCGTTCCAATATTCTATGTCGTTTATACTATCTGAAACCGCCGTATTATAGGCGTCTATTAGTGTTATGACTGTTTCGAAATCGCCTTGGCGTTCTTCGTTTGCCATATACTCTATAACGGGTACATCCCCGAAGTAGTGGTCTTTTACGATTGGGGGAAGCTTAACTTCGTAGTCTTCGGCTTCGAATTCCCAAACTTGATTTTTTGTAAATACTTGTACCGTAGTTATATCGGCGTTCGATATTTCGTCTTTGTAGGTATTATATAAAACTCCGCAAAGAGGAACTTCGTCTATACCCATTGAATAACACATAAACATATTGAAAGGACTTACCGCCTTGAACTTGTGTACCCCGTCTTGTAAGTAGTGGACTTCGAAAGCGTGTCCGTATATTCCACAAAGCTTACCTAATTCGGCGTCTACATCTAGCGAAAAGTTATCTCTATTTATGTCGGTTATCTTCTCTAAGAATTTCGCATCCTTACATAAGTAAGTAACGGGTTCGCCTAAGAAGTATGCCGTAGAAGTATCTACTATTAACTTAGCGAAATTGTTTACGGCTTGATTGTTCGGCTTACTACCGTCTTGGAAACTTCTGTATAGTATATCATGTTTCCCGATATAGTAATCGAATAAGGTTTGATATCCTGCCCTATTCATTTTATGTTGTTTGATTAGTACAAGTATATCTTTGGGCGAAAAATCACGTTTTATAAAATGCTTTCGCCTTGTGAATAAATGTGCCTTATTCAATACGATATACCTTCTTTCTTAATTTATTTAAATGATTAGTTTAACTAAAAGCCTAATGCTTGTTTACTTATACTTGATACCCTATTACGTGGCATTACGTCCTCCAATGAATAACGGAAGGCGTCTAGTAAGTGGTTGAATTCGTCTATTGGTTTATTAAGATATTCGTTAGTAGCTTTGTCTTTTTGCCAAGTGTAGTTTTCTAGTTCCATTTTGAACATCTTACAACGTGGATGTACTATTATTTCGAATTGCTTAATAAATTGTATTCCGTGAGTTACACTATCTTTTCCTTTTCTCGCACTCTTAACCCTACGTAATCCGCTACGCTTAAGTTCTTCTATTGATTTAGGTTCGGAACTATCCGCCGTTATAACGTCTTTTCCATAACCTTTATTACAAATCATTGAAGCGATTTCGCTATTGACCATTCCTTGTTCGTAGTGTTCGTCGAATACATATATCCTTTTATTTTCTTTATCGACAATGCTACATATAAAAGCGGTAGGGTCGTTCGTATATCCGAAGTCTAACCCGAAGTATGCTTTATGTCCTTGTTTTATTAATTGGATATAATGGAAGTCTTCTACCCTCCAATTGTCGAATACCGTTTTGCCTAATGATGCGAATTCGCCAAGGGCGTAAATGCGGTAATAAACGGGGTTAACGTTCATCATATCGGTTAAGTTGTCGATATATGATTGAGGAAGGAATTTATTATCCTTATATGTAGTATGAACAACTATTGTACTTTCTGGTATAGCCCCTTCGTGGAAGGTCTTATAAACCCAATTCGCTTTTGATACGGGGTTATACATTAATAATAGTTGGTTGAATGGTTTTCTTGAACGTAAACGTAGATTTAATTGGGAAAAGTCGTCTAGTGTTAATTCCGTCGCTTCCTCTATAACGATATCATCTATACCCGAAATAGATTTAATCTTCTCTGGGTCGTCCATACCTTTAAATATGAATTGTGAACCGTTAGGTAGCGTAATTGTGAAGTTCGTTTCTACTACTTTGCAATACGGAAGTATTTTGAATTGTGATAGCACGCCTTTGAATTCGGCGAATATACTATCTCTTATAGTAGATGTTACTTTACGAACAACTAAGAATTTTCGATTATTGTACCGCATAGCTTTTAGTACGGAACGTTGTACCCCGAAACGTGATTTACCCGACCCCGCCCCGCCGTATAGTACAAGGGTTCTAGTCGAATAATGGTCTAAGAGGTTTATTTTCTTTCCGTCTTCTAGCGGGAAATCTAAATATATAGGATTGAAGAAGCGTTTCTTTATGGTAATATTACCTTTCATGTAAACCGCCCCTTTTATATTTGAAGTGAATGTGTTTATACAACACAAAACGACACCCTAGATTTATAAAAATTAAGGAGGAATTTTATAAGTTTATGAACCGTTCATAATATAGGAGGATATGAATATAGGAGGAAATTCCTAGGGTGGCGTTTTCTATCGTATAAAGTTGATTGGCGGGGGCTTGTGGAATCGAACCACAATTTCGAAAGTCAAAGTTTCGTGTACTAACCGTTATACTAAGCCCCTAAGTAGTGGCGGTGTTGGTCGAACCAAGGTAAACCGCCCTTTTGATATGTTATAGTTTTTAGAAGTCTATATCTTCGTCGGCGTCTTCGTCTTCAATGTCTACCACGAAGCTAAATTCTTGTTTACTTTCAACTTTGTCCGTAAACATAGCGTGTTTTTTACCCAGTAACTCTAAAGCCTTTATACGGTCTTTTATATCAGAACCTTTTAAGACTTTCATACCTTGCGACGTAACAACTTCTTCTTCGCCTTCGCCCCTAGCTATTCTAGTAAGGCGTTCAGCTACTTCTTGGGCGGAAGCTATTCGGGAATTCCTCATATCTTCATTTAACCAAGCTATATAAGATTGTACGTCCTCACGCTTTAAAAGTTCCGAAGAATACTTCTTATGGTAGCCCGCCCTTTCAGCGGAAGCAAACCCGTTATTATCTATAACATATTCTTCGCAAAACCTTTTTTGTTTAGCCGATAAGTTTTCCAACGAAACGCCGTTATACTCTTTCGGGATATTTTTATAATCCATAGTATAACCGCCTTTCGATTATTTTTAAGGATAAAACCCTTATATTATATACTACGTTGGTCGGGGGTGTTTTTGTAACACTTTTCCGAAAACTTTTTATAAAAAACTTAATTCAATAGCCGTACTATCTATACTAAACGACGCCTTTCCCTTTCAGTACTAAACGTTGCCTTTCTAAAAGACGGCTATTTAATTAAATCGTTTATAGCGGATATTATTTTAAATAGCTTCGCTATTTTATAACTAAAGTTATTACGGCTAAGTTTTAAGTTAAGAAAATCGTATCTACCCCTAAATAGACGGACTTTCCCCTAGGAACTTAAAACTATAAAGCTTCGTAATTTCTATTAAGTTAAGTAGCGGTTTTATTAGGGAATAACCTCTACAATATATACTACGCTATTGGGGGGTATTTTTGTAACAGTTCGCTTATATATTTTTGAAAAATTTTTAAAAAAATCGGCGTTTCATGTGAAACTTAGAAAAAGGAAGTACCCCCTCCCCTCTTAACGGTAGGGATACGTTAGGGAAAAGAAGGACAAGCTAGGGTAAACGGTAGGGTAGAGTAGGGAAGGTTAGGGAAACGAAGGGTAACTAACGGGGTCGCTTTTATATTTTTATATTTTATATATTTCTTCACTATATACCCCAAAATTAGTCGGATTTAAAGCACCCCCCTCCCCCTTCGACTTCTTCCTCTTAAATTCTTTTACGAACATTAATCAATTCAACTTTATTTTATTTTATTTGTTTTTATTTATTTTTTAAAGTTTTTTATTAATTTTACTTTAATTTAATCGAATTTAAATAAATAAACAAAACTAATTTAAATTATTTAAATATAACAAACATAGTTTAATTAATGAAAGCCTTGCAATAGCTTAATTGTTGTAATTGTATATAAAACGGCAACTATTCCCTAAATACTGTTTTTCGGTATAGTTAATAATAACTGTTTAATTATATAATAATAAAAGCCGAACAATAAACTTACTACAAACGTATATAATAGTAGGGAATAGTAGGGTATATAGGAGGGTAGACGGTATATAATCCCTTATATATAAACCACTTCTTTACGGTCGACTTAAGCAGTCTATCCGTTTATATCCATATACAGTTTAACACCTTTACACCCGTTCAAATCACTACTACATAACAACCTACATACGTATCAAAATACTATACTACTATCGAAAATATATCCATATTTAACGTCGATAATACCCTTAAAAATACCGTAATATTACCGTTATATTCCCTTTATTTCCTTTTATCTGACCTAAATATAGAGTATATTTTACTCGTAGTATTACTTATATCTTACACTTCAAAATGAGGATTTCTTTCAAAATAACACTACTACATTCCCTTACATACGTCTTATACGAATTAGGGTATATAGTCCGCTTTTCTACACAAAAAAAGGAAGCTTATTAGCTTCCGTTCTTAACTCTTTTCCTCAAACAAACGACCTTTATTCGATTATAAATTGGCTTACCGATAAACTCCCAAACAAACATACACACTATTTGAAGCGTAAGCCATAAGAACTTTACTACCTCTTTTAAAACTACCAATCCCAAAGTAAACGTTGGAATAACTACAAACACAAATAATAAGAACCCTAATATCAGTACCATATAAATTACCTACCTTTCATTCTTAGCCATTATTATAATAGCTTCTCTTAGTGTATTTACTTCTTGTCTTGCTAACTCTTTTACTAACTCTAGTTCCTCTTTCAATCGCTTTATTTCTTCGTCCTTATCATGGACTACAACTTCCATAACCTCTTTAACTTCTTCTACTAGTGTGTCTTTCGTTGGTGTTGGTTCTATAAACTCTTTAACCGCTTTACTTGGTGCTTTAGTATCTAACTTCTTATCTGCATTACTAATCCAAGTACCAACCGTAGAGGTAGGAATTCCTAAGTCCTTAGATATAGCACTAACGCCTTTTCCGTCCAAGTGTTGTTGGATTGCTTCCTCTTTTATTTCTCTACCATACTTCTTTCTAGCCATTACAATTACCTCCAAATTATTTAATTTTTAAAATTATCGGGAGAAAAACGACGGGTTATAAAAATAACGACCTATTTAAATCGCTTCTAAGCCCCTTCAAAATCCTTTCCCTTGTGTTTATACCTTTAATTATTACTAGTATTTCCATTATTTTATATATTATACGGCTATTCCGTATCTTTTCCTAAATTGTTCTATGCTTGCTACTTCGTCCCAAAGATATGCTTCTCTAACTTCTTTGTTACGGGTTTGTATTCGTTCCTTTACTTCCAAGTAAGCTAAATATCCTTCTAAAGCTTCGTCGACTTCCTCTTGATACGGCAACCAATCAACTTTAATTCTTTCGGGACGGTTTACCGTGTAACATATAGCGGTATTCTTTTCGACCCTATGTGAACGTGTAGCTAAATACTTCCTAATAACTAATAACTCTAGTCCTGCAATCAAAATCATTACTAACATTTCCATAAATAAAACCCCCAATGAATATATTTTCAATATTAAATTTTCTTATACTATTATATTCAACGTTGGGGGTAAAGTTTCCTTCTTTTTATTTAATTATTTTGTATTCGTCGTCATATAACTCTAGCATTTCGCCGTTATCCATTTTAACAACGGTTCTCATGTATAAACCGTCCCTAAACCCTTTTACTACGCCTTCCATACCGTAGTATTTTTTAATTTCAATGTGTTCTGAAGTTACCTTTATTCTATCGCCTAATTTAGCCATTACTTCTACCTCCTAGTATTTTATTTAATTATTTTACCACTTAGAAAAATAAGTTACTTCGATTAGTCCTTTTTCATTAGGTATTAATTCGTCCTTATGTCTATAATCGAACTCTAGGTCTGTCGTATCCACTCCGAAGTATTCGCAATCCTCAAAGCACTTCTTAAACATTTCTTCGATTTCGTGCTTTTCTCCTGCATATCCTCTTATATTTCCGCCACATCTACTTTTTAATACTGATTTCATATTTAATTACCTCCTAAAATTGTTATTTACAAGTAATACTTTATCATATATTTAGACACATTACAATACCTTTTCGAAAAAAAATATTGAATTTTTACATAAAAAAGGAAAGCCTTCGCTTTCCCTACAATACTAACCCTGCAATTATACAAAATATATCGAATATTACTAGGGTCTTATACATCTTACGACCCCTTTTCTTCGTTTCCCTATACTCTAACCATAAGTTTAAAGCCGATAAAACGATAAGTACTACGTTCCAAATACGCATATCCTTTCCTACCTTTCAAAATGTTTTATTAGTTTATTATCTAATCTATAATATTGAGTTCCTTCGAACTCTAAGTCTTTACCCGTATAATTATACACCACTATTTCGCCTAGTTCAACCCCTAAACGTTGTTCCCTTTCAATCATAAGCTTTAAATACGTCTTAACCCCACTAAATTTTTTAACCGTCTTTACTAGAACCGCTTTACCACCTAAAAAGTAAGCCGTCTTAATGTGGTATCTTAAGCCTTTCCTAGTTACTTGGTAAGCTACCTTAGTGTCTTTTAGTGTTACATATTTAATCATTCGTGTATGTCCTCCCCTATTTCTTTATGTACCATAATAATAAATTGTAAGCCCCATAGATACAAAGCGTTGTTACGCTTATTTCTGCAAGTTTTATAAACGTTTCTTTCATTTTTAAACCGCCTTTCTTAAGCCCCTAGACTTCATAAAAGCAACCGCCTTAAATAATAACCCACGCTTAACGCTTCTATCCTTATCCCAACGACCGTTACACGTGTCTTGAAAGTCCCTTAAGCGTTTAGCTAGGAATTCGTTATCTTCATTAGCCACTAAATCGGGGGTAATTTCCTTCCCGTCCTCAAACTGTTTAAATTGAGGGCTTCCGAATACTTCGTAGTGGTATCTACCTTCTTCCCCCGTACTAATACGATATACTAATTGTGCTAGTTTTCCCGATTTGTATGTATTATATGCAATATTAAACAAACTAATTAATTGACCACCGTTAACGCTAGAATAGTGTGTCTTTTCTTCAACGATAAATACGTTACCGTTATACTCAAAAACGCCGTCTACATCCGTTAGGGACTGTTTATCTGATAGTAGATAATTTATATCGGCGAATATCAAAGGCTTAGTTATCCCTTCCATATTACGAATTACACTCTTGCCGTTCTTGTCCCTTACTGTTAATTCCTTGTGTGGTTCTGGTTTAGTAGCTGGATTGTACTTTAATAAGTAGTTAAAGTTCTTTTTTCTATGTTTTCTAGCGTCTATACGCTTAGGCTTGTTCATTAGTAAGCACCCCTTTATTATCATAATTAATTAATTCAGTAATTACCCTTTTTAACTCTAAGTCTAAGGTAGTAGGCAGGTATTTTACTAAAGCTACTAAGTCTATGTAATAATCTATCCTTAAACCCTTAAAACTAAATGTAAACTTTCTAGCCATAATAGAAGGGTCTTCGGAAACTGACCACGTAACCCCGTGGGCTTGGGCGTATTTTTCCCAACACATATTAAGCCCCATTTAGTGTTGAAGTTAATTTTCCCCAACGCTTACCTAATTTAATATCGGATACCGTTTTAGGCACTATTTCTATTTCGTGGTGTACCTTAACCCAATTCGCAATAGCTAAGTGGTTCATTTTAGTAGTTGTAGCCATTAAGTATATATCTTTAACCGCTAATTCTGTTAATTTCGTCTTGTGGTGGTTAAATCCTTTCTTAGCTTGAGTAGGCTTTGCCTTTACTACCTCCACGTCTTTAGGGTCTACGTTATAAATATCCTCCGAAGTTTCTACCCATAAAGAAGATTTGTCTTTATTATAGTCGTATATCATACCTAATACTTTTAAAACCCCTCTAAAAGTGTTTCTTTTTAGTGTTACAAGTGTTCCTATTTCGATTTCTTCCTTTAAAGCGTCTTCAATAGACTTTCTTTCTACTTTCTTAGCTTCTATTCCGTCTACTATTGTAGTTACGTCCTTTCCTATCGCTTGTTCTATATCAAATAATGTAGTCATTTTCTTAATTCCTCCTAATAGTTAATGTGATTTCTTATTTACAAGTACTACTTTATCACATAAAACGACTTAATACAATACTTTTTACGAAAATAATTAAACTTTTTTCGATTTATTCGTCGAAAATAGCAAAAAAAGAGAAGCCCCAAGGCTTCCCGTCTTACATATTCTCTAATTTGTCGATTAAATCGTCGATTATACACCCTTGTGAAGAATCTGTTCTAAACGGACACCCGTTACAAGAACTTTCTTCGTTTTCGTTTAATGTTCTACATAATGCTATATTATTTATTTCCTCTAAGTGGTACATTATATCTATTCTATCCATTCTATTTACCTACCTTTTCCATATAATTTTTCTTAAATCTGTTAAATAATTGTTCCTTTTGATTGTTAGTTAATAAATTCCATAAATTCATATACATATTAAAGTACCTCCTAAGTAAATTATAAGTATACTTTAACATAATATACGACATATTACAATAGTTTTTTATATTTTTCTATCAAAATTTCTATGTCTTGTATTAAATATTCCATATCCGCTACTAATTCCGACAAGAAATAACCGTCTAAGTCGGCGTCATATATCTCATTACATACATGATACGTTAACCATGTGGGAGATATTGCTTTCACTAGCGGTAAATCGTCCCAAATTATACGCTTAACACTATATTTCAACTCGTTACCGTCGGCGAATTTAGTCAATAATACCCATAAATCCGCCTTAAATTGCGGTATTTGTTGAATTCTTTGTAACTCTACTATACAGAAGTGTGTTCCTTTTCGCATTTAGCCCCTCCTATAATTCTTTTACGGCTTCGTTTAATTCATTTACTAGTGTGTTTACCTTATCTGGAAGCCAATAGGCGTCGATATGGTTATTTAAAAGTGTTCTTAACGCTAAAGCTTCATCTTCTGTTAACTCAATATTAACCGTCTTTATTATTTTTGTACTAGTTTCCATTTTCATTTTCAAAAACCCCCATTTCAGTAATTATTTGTATTTTGCATCTATTTTCTAAATGCTTTACTTCGTGCTTAACTATATAAGGACTTTTTACCTCGTTGTCTTGTAATAAGTTAGCCACATTCCTATATTTGTGATATTCTATGATAACCGCAACTTCTACTTCATTTGTTAGGTGAAGCGGGTCATATCCTAGAAAACAGTCTTTTCGGTACGTTTTAACTATTGTCTTTTCCATTTAAAGCCCTCCTATAAATTATTTAGTAACCCAAGAATTATACCACCGACTAAACCGACTATAATTGGTATAAAAATTTCCATTTATTTATTCCTCCTAGATTGTTCTTCGTGTAACCTAATCATATATAACGCCTTGTGGTGGAAGTTTAGACGGTGTGTTAAATGGAAGCCCGTCGAACCGTCCCAATCCTTAAAGGCGTCATAGTATTCTACTTCTTTACTAAGTTCGGGATATAGTGCTTGTAATTTAACCAAGTCTTCACTAAACCCGTCGTACATACTATCGCTAATGATGTTAGTATCATAAACGTAATAAATAGTAGAGTGCAACGCCAATTGATTACGGCGTCGCTTTATTAACTCTTTAGCTTCTTCGGGGCTTAACCCCTCTAGCTTAGTCTTCGTCTTCATGGTCGACCCTCTTTATATACTTTTCGTTTACTTGTGTTATTTTAACCTTTCCGTCTTTATCATATAACGGGCAAAAAGCGTTAGTGCCGTAATCTGCTAAATAGTGTACTCCCGTTTCTCTGTCCCTTACTTCATATACGTACTCTAAGTGTTGGATTACTTCGAACCTATCGTTATACAATAGTTCCCCTTGGTCGAAACCGTCCGTACAACCAACGGCAAAAACCATAGTACCTAATAAAAGCCCTGCTATTGCTAATTTCTTTAATTTCATAATTAAACCCCCTTATAGATTTCTATACAAACTTCTGCTACCCCATTTGTTAATATAGGATAAAGTTCATTTACGAAATATTCTTCGTATTTCTTTCTAGTTTCATTGTCATATACAATACAACTATCTGTTTCGGCATCGTATAATAAGTATTGCCCCTCGTATATTATTTTATTTAAGTCTTTTAGTTTCATGTGAAACCCCCTTCATTTATTATTTATCTTACAATATATACTACGATATGAAATACGGGTTTGTAACAAATTTTTACATAAAAAAGGACTAGTCCATAAAGAACTAGCCCCTTAGTATCGACCCTAAAACTTCTATCGCTATCCATAAAGCGAAAGCTTGGGTAAATGTCATTGTTGTACCGAATAACCCCGCTACTTGGACTAAACACCAAGGTATAAGTACGAAGTTAATTCCAAATATTAATAAGATTGCTATTAAAAACATAAATGGTACTATAAATTTCATTCTAAACCTCTTTCCTGCGGGGCTTATAGGAATAATCCTACAACCGCCCCACTCATTATATTTACAAGCGTCGCTATTAATAACGCCTTTAATCCTAATTTAGCTA